GCCAATTCTTGGGTTGTCAGCAATAGTTTCATATCCAGCGGCACTGGCTTTATCTCGGTCGCTTAATGTTTCTGCAACCTTTTGAAATTGTTGTCTTCCTTCTCGCTGAGACAAATCAATAGCGCCAATATCACTAATTATTTTTCCACGTTTTTCAAGTTTATCTGCTGCGTTACCAGCGGCATCTGCCACCAATGTGTCAGGATGCGTTTCTTGCAACTTTCTAAACGATGGTGCATCTCTGTTGGCGGCGGCGTTGTCAAAAACATTAACAGGATCGGAGTCTAATGACACAGCATCATCTACCGGCTGCGTATTTAAACTAACGGATCTTTCAACAGAACCATCAGCAGAAGTTAATGCGGCAGGGCCAGGAGGCGGTACGGGCGCAGCAAGATTAGGAGGTGCAATAGGAGTTTCAACCATGATTTATCCAATCAAACAAAATGTGTTAGCACTGCTAAATTAATCATTACCCAGGCAGTCCAAAAAGCATGGGAAGAACTTTCATAGCAATTTGAGAAATGTCAACACCTCCACTGCGAGTACCATTTTGTGGCTGTCCATTATTTGGAGGAATCGCAGCCGTAGATGCCCTTTCCAAAGCAGCATTTGAATCTGCTTGCTGTGCAGCATTGTTTAATGGATTGGGAGTAACTCCACTATCTGTCATGCTTGATTTAAAAACACTATCAACATCTTTGTTTGGATCGCTTACGGGTTGAATTTGTTCAGCCGGTGCAGGACTTCCAGGTTGCCATGACTTTAAATCAGCAGCACCTTGCTCAAGCATGCTTTGTCTTTGCTCATTAGTCATGCCATCTTGACCAGTTGATGTTGGCGGTACAGCAGTTGGTTGTGCCGTTGAAGGCGCAGGAGCAGATCCTGTAATAGCGTTGCCCAAAGCTTTTGTAGGGTTAGAAAAAAACCCGCCCATATTGGCTTTATCAACAGCACCTGATTTGATCAAACCATAGGCAAGCCCAGCGGCTGGAAGCAACTTTACAAGTTCGTTTACAGGGCCACCTTTAGTAAATCGTGCTTCACCACCAAACATCCCCATTCCTGCGCCATCAAATGCTGTTGCCATGATTGATCCTTACATTCCGATTCCGCTGGTCTTGGAGGAACCTCTTTGGGTTGTTCCTTGAGTGCCAGTAAACACAGGTGTTGTATTTGCTTGAGGAATACCGTAAACCACTGAAGCGTACTTGCTGTACACATCCTGTGGAGCGCCAGCCAAGCCCACACGGGCGGCAGCGGCTTGATTTGCGGCAGACAGTCCTTGACCACCAAATGATGCCAGTTGATTTGCAGCAGCGGCACGGTTTGCTTCCACGCCAGCAGAGGCGGCAGCAGCAGCGGTTGCTTGACGCTGTTCACCCAGTTGACGTAGGTTGGTGTCAGCCAAGGCTTGTCGAGCGCCTCCAAGGCCACCAGCACCACCGTACATGGCATTCTGTCCAGCCAACTGCTCACGGGTGGCTTCTCGACCGGCTTGCAGGGCTCCTTGAACTTGTTGTTCTTTGTACTGTGGGCCAAACAAGGATGCCAAACCGGTCAGACCGGTTGCCAAAGCGCCAGTACCAGCGGCTTCTTGCAAAGCACCGGTTCGAGATGCAACATCAGATGCCCCGCCAGCAGCCTTTGTAACGGCTGGCATAACCTGACCCATAACCTCTTTTGCCCCGCCTACAGTGCCTTGATAAGCAGGGAATGCTGTGCCTTTAAGAAATTCAGTTTGTGCGGCAAGCAGATCTTTCTGCTCCTGCATTGGCTGAACTGTCGTTTGTTGACTACCAGATGATTTTCCACCGCCCATTATTGCGCTCCTTTACCCTTGCCAGCAGGGGTTTGTGTTGATTGATTATCCATTTGCCCAGTAGTGTTTGGGTAAGGGTTTGGCTGACCGGCAGTTGCTCCATCTGTTGGAGCCACATATCCAGCATTAACAGGTTGCAATCCAGCGTTGCCATTGGCATTTGGTTGGCCCATTGTGGGCTGTCCAGAGGTCAATGACATGCTTTGGCTGGGCGTACTTGGAGACACCCCTGCATTCTTTCCAGCGGGTGTTGAAGACTGACTTGACTGAACTTGTGCAAAAGGTGCGCCCATGATTTCCCTTATCGGAAGAATTTGCCGACCATCCAGCAAACAACTGAATATCTCGTACCCTCTTCAATATCCTCAACGCCATGCATGAGGAAACTGGGGAATACAAGAACTGTGCCTTTGCTTTGCGGGGGATAGAACCGTTCGTGACCGTTCTGTAAATAGAATTTGCCTCCCTTGAAATCATCATTCAGGAAAGCCAATACGGTGAGTTTACGACAATCCTCGCCGTGTGCCAAGAAAGTATCTACATGGGACTGATACCGCCCACCGGCAGGATAAATCAAGAATTCAGCCTGATTGGCGTGGGTGATGTCAAATTTCCAATTGAAATGGTTGGCAGCAAGACCAGCCGCAGCCAATCGTCCACCAATATCCTTGTAGGTAGGTAGAAGAACCCGCTCTACGTTTCTGATCGACTTGTCAATGGCTCCAGTGCCTGTTCCGATCACCGGAGGTTCTTTGGGTACGGCAGAACCGCTGTACAGCTTGATCAAAGAATCACAGGCTTCCTTGGTCAGGATGTCTGTGTAACTCCAATATTGCATGTCCTGAACTGGCAGATTCAAACCTGGTCGCTTGTCAAACTTCCATTCTTTGTGTGGGCCATCGGCATCAACGTAGTGAAGAAAAACCTGCGCTTGCCATTCACCTTTGAACTTCTTGCGCCAATGGTATTTTTCCATTCCACGGTAAAGAACAGCATCGCCAACAGCCATTTCAACCTTGCTGGCATTTGCACCGCCCTCGTCACCCATGTAGATAGGCCAAACTTTGCCATCAAAACCAAGGGTTAATGTGGCGCTGATTTCACATGATTCACGGTCGGTGTGAATTTCAAGCTTCTCACCTTTTTTGTACAAACGAGCGTAGCTGTACGTTGGATACAGTCGCTTGCCTGATGCTTTTTCAAAGTGAGGCAAAAGATCGACAAGCAATTTGTCAAACGCCATAGCACCATGAACAGCCTCAGACTTTGGACATTGCGGATCTTTAACAGTGACTTGTTGTTCAACCAACCGCTTCAATTCAGCAGTCAATTCTTTGCAATTATTAATATCAAGGAATCCCTTGAGGTGTACATACTTTTCAATAGTGAACTGAGACAATTGATTACACATTAAGCCCCCGGTGGTACTGGAATAGGTTTGATTGTTTGATCAGATGGGTCGTACCAGAATTGGTCTTGTACTACGTCATCTGCACATGGTGTCCAGAACATCTCCACAGATACAGGAAATGTTTCTCCAGTTAAAACAACTTGAGCAACACGATAACCCGTTTCACGAGGTTCAATGGTTGAAATTAATGCTTCTTTCATCAGTAAAACTCCTCAATAAAATTCTTCAACGATAACTACGCCAGCAGTGCCAACGCCACCAGCATAGTTGGTTGCATTGCCGGTATTGAGTTTATTGCCACCACCACCACCACCGCCGTATTGCTGCGCATCAAAGCCAACACCAGTATTAATTTGAGCTTTTGCACCACCGCCAAACATAGAGCTTCCACCGCCGCCGCCGCCGCCACTACCGCTAGTATTTAATGTCCCCCCGCTTCCAATGCCACCGGCTCCAGACACCCCAGATGCCCCATTAGTGCCAGTGGCTCCTCCTGTTGCCGTAATAACAGTAGCAGGCGCAACCCCAAAAGACGAGCTAGCCGCTATTCCACCAACTGTATAAGGTTGCGGGCCAGGCAAAGATGGGGCAGGATAAACTTTTATAGAAGTCCCGCCGCCGCCGCCACTACCGCCTGTACCACCGGATGGGTTAGGGGACGTACTGCCACCACTACCGCCACCGCCAACAACAGTTACTTTAATTGCTTTAACGGTTGCTGGTTTTGTCCATGTGGCTGAAGACGTATATACGTTTAAAACAGGAACACTTGTTGTTGAATTTGCAGTTGATTGAACGGTTGCATCTGGAAAAGTTACACCAGGTGCGCCAATTGATGTTGTTGCCATGCTTTACTCCTTTTATCCTGCACTGATAGTGCCAGTTGATGAAATTGTCACTATGGTTGTTGCGCCATACTTAATAACCAAATTTGCTCCAACTTGCGTAATTGTAAAATTGGTTGTTGCCAAACTTGCTGCTGATCCTGCTGCATCACCTGTAATATTAATTCCCCAAGTGCCAGTAGCTCCAGTTCCAGTTGGCGAAGGAACATCAACTCCAATTTCAAGGCCAAGATTATCTCTGGCAGCAGAAGCAGTTGATGCGTTTGTACCACCCTTGGCAATTGTCACAGGTGCATTAATTTGACTAGGTGGCATCCCGCCAGAAGAGTCTAGGCTATTGGCAAAGTTTGCCAGATTCATTGCTTGGGTCATTTTGTACCTTTCAGCATTTCTATTTCAGATTTTAAACTTTCAAGCTGCTTTTGCATATCGTCAAACAACTCCCTCATGCTGGGCTTGTATTCCAACTGGAATGGCATATCCATACCCAAAACACCGGCAGCGCTGATTGAAGACGCAGATGCCTCTCCAGCCTTATTGAATGCTATAAATTGGACAGGTTGACCGCTAAATGACAAAGAACCAATTAAAGTCAGCGTGTAACTCAATGTACCAGCGCCAGGAATTGTGTAATCAGTACTAGGCTTGAGTAAAGCGCCATTCAACCACATCAAGTGCGAGTTTCTGTAAAACTGTGTAGGAAATGCTACGTTTGAGTTTGCATAAGTTGTTTGAGTGTAATTTTCTGAAAAGATCAAAGCATTTGCATTGTTAAAAGCAAACACTACGATATTACAATCTCCACCAACAGATGGTATGTACAGCCGGTAACCTTGGTTTGTGCCTATGTAATCATAATCAGCATCTACCAACAGAACACCGTTTATAAAAATTACTTCTGCGCCATCAATGTTGGTTGAGGTAATGTCAGTTTGACCGTAAACCAATGTTTCGTTATCAACAACAAATGGCACTTTGTCTAATGTTGTCGTTGCGTCAATTAATCTAATGTAGTACATCTGAATCACATCATTCAACACACATGGATCTGACAAAGTAACTATTGATGATGTTCTTGTAAAGTCAGTGCCAGGTTTTAAAAATGATCCATTGCGAAATACCAGAATCTGGTCATCTTGAGCATTTGAAAAAGTAAAAGCAGTTTGGCTTGCTGTGGCAAGTGTTTGCAATGTGCTGTAAAGAACAGTGTCCAATGCTGATGCTTGAATAATTCGACCAAATTCATCAACTTCAATTGCAGAAGTTCCGGCTGGGTCAAATGAATAACCGCCGGTATCTCTACCTTGACCATAGGGATCAAGATTTAAATTAACAATTCCATTTGCGCCAAGATTGGAATACCCAATACGTCCAGATGTTGGGCTGGTAACGCTGGCAACAAGCAAACCTGATCTCATGTAAAGATCAACGTATGGGTCAACTGTTACTGTTTGCGCTGTTAAATTAAACCACCCAGTGTTGTCTGGAGGATCATTTGATAAATTAATTTGAACGGTGTTGCCGCCAGTTGTTCTGACCCAAAGATTTACGCCAGAGCCAAATGTGTCGCCAGAATCAAACCAAACGTAATCAGCAGGGTTGCTGTCAATTGCAATGATGTCTGAAGGTTGAAGGCCATACCAAGTTTTACCAGCGGGGTCTGTTGACGTTGTACCGCCCGTAGAACTGGTTCCATACAGCACAAGCAAATACCTATAAGGCGATTCAATAATTAATGGATCACTTGAAATAATGCCAAGGTCATTCATTGCGCCCAATGTGGCGACATCTAAATTTAATGTTGTTCCATAGATGTACGGGATATACCCAATTGGCTTGTTTTCTGCCGGAACCAATGAAATGTTTCTGCCGCCAAAGCTGCGGTAATACATCTCATAAGTTGTACCAAAAGCAAATGGCGACCATTCATAATCCAAAGGGTCTATTGATGCAGTGTTGTCATCAGATGTGTAAATGCCATAAAACAAGGCATTTGTTTGGTCATCCCCAAAGCCTGTGCCAATGCTGTCAGTAGCAAACTTGATTGACATCCATTGCAAAAACGGTTCAAAAGGGTTGTCCAGATCGATAGAGCGTAAAGGTACAAGCCGCCAGTTTTGATTTAAATCCGGCGCTTCCTGAGAAGCTGCAAATGTGGCATGGCGACCTCCGGCGGTAACCACCCAAAGCGTCTTGGTGGCCCCAAAGCCTCCAGTGACTTGGAACCATGTGTACTGGTTGGGATCAACGCTTTCTGTGACTGTGTCAGTGTTGTAAATGCCAAAATACAGTCTGCCGTAAGGGTTGTCTGTAAAGTTTGATCCCGCAGTATCGTCAGCATATTTAACATCTAAATACCGATATTGGTATTGAAGCAACGTACCTACAGAATTAGAAATAAAACCAGTTGTCGGATTGTTGTTGACAACATATTCTCCAAACGGCGTTCCGGCACTCAGGTTTGCCAAAATGTAATTAATCGCCTCAGCAATTTCTGAAGGCGAAGGGTTGCCGTTAAGTGCAAATGTCATTAAAACGCATCCTCAACAACACTGGCTTGCCAATTCATAGCTGTCAAATTCCATGCATCTGTTGCATCATTAGATTCAACCTTTATGGACACGGTACGCACAGAGTTTTGCTGGGTAGTCACCCAAGGATTGTCGGTCACTATGGCAACATGGCCTGTTTGACCATAGGTTGGATCTTGAGCAGTTGAATTTGCCCCGCCAAGAGTAATGTCAACCGTTCCAGTACCAGCAATTTCCGGCAACGCACGGTGGATGTAAACCTTTGAACTGTAAGGAACCGGCCCTTTTTCAGTTTGCAAAACCACGTTGTTGCGTTCAAACAACGCAGGAATTGGTGCGCCATCAAACGAATTGCCTTGATTGGTCTGAACCATTTGGGCGCTGGACACGCCGCCCACGCCGTAAGTGACGCATCTTGAGGCATACATGAAGTCAGCCTCATCAGAGTTGTAGACCGGCGCTTCACAGGCGTTACAGGCTCCCTGAACGTCTTTTGGAGCGTTCCATACATTCAGGTCATACCGCCAAGACAGCATCTTGTTGCACCAGCCGGTGCTGTTGAGATCAGGATAATAGATCTCAATTTGATATTTTTGTGTATTGTTGACCACAAACAAGCGGTCTTGATAAGTTGGGCTGAGATTGGCAAAAAAGTAATTTCTGACTTTTTGGTTGCCCAAGGAACTAAAGGTAGACCCGTCAAACACCCAGATATCACGGCTGTCCACGCCATAAACATATTGGTCAGTGTTGGCCCAGCAATTGTTGTTCAGCAAGCCACGGCCTTGATTAAACAGGCGCACTCCAAAGATTGGGGCGGTACTGCTTTGGTAGGCGATAGGGCTAAACACTACGGTGTCCCAGTACGAGCAAACATAAAAGTTGCCACCCAAGAAAAAGCCATCAATCAACGGCCCACGCACGGGCACTTCTTGTTCGTTGGCAATGTTACTTAAAGTTGGCTCCCAAGTGGCTGGAACGCCGGTATTTGCAAATGCTTGCGACCATCTGACGGTCGTTGGGTAGTTGACGGTAACGCTGGTATCCAAATCTTGGGTCAGGTTGCCAGCAATCAGGATGTTGCCTACATTGGGCGAACAAAAGTTGCGTACAAATCCAGCACGGGTTGCAATTACGCTTGTACCGTAGTTCCAAACAAAACTGTCCGGCGCTGCATCATAAATTTGGATTTCGGTATCAGTTGGGCGGTAATACATTGGTGGGCGCAACGTGTCATTGATGAAAAACACACCTCCTACCCATGATGCCGTAATGTTTATGTCATCACTATAGCCAGACAGAGCAACATTGGGATTGGCTCCAAAACCTGGGGTAATGTTGGTTATTCCATTGGCAGTAATTAAATACCACTTACCTTCTCGAGTGGCTGCAATATAAACCCAAGTGGCTTGAGTGCGGAAGTTGCCTTCAATGAATATTGTGTGTCCTGGGATCTGATCCAGAATTGACTGTTCTCCATTGATTTTTTTGATGCCGCGCACATCTGCTTCTACGTTCAAACCGCTGTTGTACTCGTTTGGGCCCAAAGCATTGCTGGGCACATCGGGTGTGAAACTCATGTTCAGGAACGGGGTTCGCAATCTTGAATAATCTGACATGTTGTACCTCGGTCGTATCCCCTTGATTCTAGAGGTTTTTGGCCTCAATGTAAGGCAAGATTTCTGAAGACTTCATAAAGCTGTTGGCGTTAAATTCGGTGGATTCCCACCATAAAAACTGGTTTACGGTCAAAAAATACCGGTCTTTAAGCAAATTGGTGTTTTCCGGATGCCCAAAAATCAGTGGATCAGACACTGACCACAGCACTACGCCTGGTTTGTTCTCTGTCCAGCAAAGGTGCTGAAAGAAGCTGTCCACGCTTACCCATGTCCGACATTCTTGAATCAGGTCACAAAGTTTTGCAATAGGCAAATCACATCTGAAATCATCTACCAATTGCTTTTCGCCGGTCACACCAATTTGAACAATTGGCTCATCAATCATGGCAATCAATTCTTGCCAATATGGAAAGTTCTTAGGGTTTTCCTTACCTGATGGCAAAACTCTAGAAAATGGATGGATGATGATCACAGGTACATCCTTTCAAAAGCCTTTTCTAAACTTCCTGTCCACTTCCATTGATCCATCTTTTTGTAGATATTCCATTGTTCAATGTCACCATACAAAGACATGGCGGTGGCTATTGACTCGCCCTGGATGACATCTGGATAGCAAGTAAATACCCGTGCATTCTTGATCTTGGGCAAAACCTTGCTGAACACAATATGGTCACCCAAGCCGCAATTCAGCACCACAATCGTGCCGTTTGCCATAGCCACATGGTTTTTAAATATTTGCTCATCATGAAAGTAGAGTGATGGATCTTTTTCCACTCGAATACCGCCATGAGCATCTTTCAAATGCCATGAAATTGCATTGGGCACGACAAACAATTTCCATCCCTTTTGATGCAGACCATAGGTAAACAAGCTTTCTTCTCTGTGCGCCACTCTGGACAAGGCAAGGTTGTAGTCATGTACACCGGCACGATAGAGAAATGATTGATAAAGATGTTCGACCTGTTTCTTTTCTTTGATCCAGCCCCATTGAATGTTTGGCTCACGCTCAATATTGGCAATCAAGCCTGTTGAATTCAGGACTTCAGGCACAAGCGGAGGGTTCATGATTGTCCCGCCTACAGCGCCAACATCATGAGTAACGTGTCTACAAAGCGTTTCAAGAACATTTGGCTCGGGCACAGCGTCATCATCGACACGCCACACAAACTCATAACCCATTGTGTTTGCCATCTGATGAATGTGATGCTGCCCTTTTTTGGGAGCAAATACAAATTCCCAATCAATGCCTTTGCATTTCAGGACATAGAAAAGATTTTGATAAAGCGGCTCTTCCCGCAAATCCTTGGGCTCATCATTGTCATCAAAGATCATCAGCTTATCTGGCAGCCTTGTTTGGTTCATCACGGCTTGAATGACCAATGGCAAGGTGGTGAAGTATCTGCCTCTGGTGGCAATAGAGCAAAGTACCTTATTCATTGTCCCACCTACAAAGCATCAGATTGCAACGGTTTGTCTCACTGACAGGTTCCATTGTGGTTGTGCATTTCCCATGTTCAGACACATAAGCAAAGTCAAAACCGACAAAATCTTTTTCTGTCAAACCATGCAATCTATGATGTTCACCCCAAAAACCAACAGGCTCATTATGCGGAACACTAATCAGCAATCGCTTGCAATGTTGTTTAAGTCTTTCAACAACTTCAAGGCCATTGTCTAAATGCTCAATGACCTCAAAAGCCAAAATAGTTTCATGTTCCAACAGTTCATAGGTATTGATGTCTGCATGTACAAACCATCGCTTCAATCCCCAATCTTGTTCTTTTGCCGCATCAATAATGATGGGGTCGTAATCAAGTCCAAGATAATTTATTTGTTGAGGGAAGAATTGCGTACCGTATCCAGTAGAGCAACCAATCTCCAACATTGAGTTTCCGCATAGGTGTTGGTTTGCCCACATGTATCGAGCAGCTTCTCTAACGTGGACTTGATCGCCCTTGAGAAATACTGCACGTTCAAAGTTGTTGGTCAGTCGCCAACGATACCAATCAGGATGATGCTCTTTAGCAAGTTTTAGTACATGAATATCTAAGATTTTTTCCCATTGCGTTGCTATGTCAAGTCCATACAATTCTTTGCTTTTCATTTTTCTCCATTCAACTTTTTCAATTCCAATTCAAGGTTAATAACTCGTTGTGCGAGTTGGATACATGCTACCAAAGCCGCATTGCCATATGCCAATGACAACATGCCATCTTCTTTTACTCCCACTGCTTCAGGCAAAAACTTTTGAATATCTTGAGCCGAAGCGCCAACTTGACGGGCTGTTGAGTTGATGTGATCGTAAGTGCCGTGTCTGACAGTAGCCAATTGATCAACCAAATTGATATTTAAATCAGCCCAGTTTGATTTCAGTCGCTCATCGGATGAGCCTGTGTGCGTGACAGCACTCAAGTCTCCAGTTGATGGCGTGAAATAGACTGCCGAAGTTGTTGAAACAGTAGGTGTTTGATTGGAGCCAGCCGCAGCTACACCAACCACATATTGAGTGGTTGCAGCAGTGCTTGCAGTTGCATTGATAGCAGTACCTGGGCCAGTGCCTCCAGTGGCTCCTGAATATCCAGAATACCCAGAAATACCGGAATATCCAGAAAAACCGGATGTGCCATTTGTGCCATTTGATCCACTGTAGCCACTGAAACCAGATGTACCGACAGCGCCTGAATAACCGCTAAATCCAGAAGTGCCTACAGCACCGGAATACCCGCTAAAGCCGGATGTGCCAACAGCGCCAGAATATCCACTGATGCCAGAATAACCGGAAATTCCTGAAAATCCTGAAGTGCCAACGGCTCCTGAATATCCGCTTATTCCAGAAAATCCAGAATAACCTGAAGTACCAACAGCGCCTGAGTATCCACTGAATCCAGACGTTCCTACAGCGCCAGAGTAACCGCTGATGCCAGAAAAGCCTGAATAGCCAGAAACGCCAGAACCTGAGTAACCAGAAAATCCAGATGTGCCGACAGCACCGGAATATCCAGAAATGCCGCTGTAGCCCGAATAACCGCTATAGCCACTGTATCCCGATTGGGTGTACATGACTTGTGTGGCAGTCACAATCAAAGAAGGAATTGCCGGACTGATACCACTGGCAGCAGTGTAGTCAAGACCAATACTGGTATTGTTTGTTGACCAAACCAACTCAACGTAATCATTTGCAGTCAATGACAATACAAAATTCCACGCTGGAACTACATACGGGTTATTGGTTGGGCAAGTAATCTTTGTGTCAGTGTCTGGAACATTTGCGCCGTTTTTACGCAACCAAATATTGACAATTTCTCCAGAACCGCCGCCAGAATTGTTGTGCAATTGAGCAGAAAACTGAAGGTCATAAACGCCAGTATTTGCAAATGTAATTTGTGAACTTGAAACAATAGAAACGCCGCTTGAATCGGGGTCTGTGTTGTTTAAGGTCATTGCATAGGCAGTGTGGATTGCCGCTGCTGTTTGACTTACCGTTGACCAAAAAGATCCCCAGTAACCTTGTGTACCGCCAGCACCAACTGCACCCGAGTACCCGCTATATCCTGACGTACCTGAAAAGCCCGAGATGCCGCTGTAGCCGCTAAATCCTGACACGCCGCTACCTGAGTACCCAGAGTATCCAGAAAAGCCGCTTACGCCCGATCCTGAGTAGCCAGAGATCCCAGAAAATCCACTTGTTCCGGAAAACCCAGAAATGCCAGAAAAGCCTGAATAGCCAGATATACCGGAATACCCTGAAGTACCCACAGCCCCGCTGTATCCAGAATAACCTGAAGTACCTGACGCACCAGAATAGCCTGACACACCGCTTCCGGAAAAACCTGAGTATCCGCTTTGACCGCTAAATCCACTGATTCCTGAAAAGCCGCTAATACCTGAATATCCGCTGGCTCCGGAATAGCCTGATGTTCCAACAGCACCGCTGTATCCGGAAGCACCAGAATAACCAGAAATGCCTGAATAGCCACTTTGACCAGAACCTGAAAACCCACTGAGGCCGGACGCACCGCTGTAACCTGAATATCCGCTGTAACCAGATGTGCCAACTTGACCAAATAAACCTGGAACCGTCCATGTCAAAGGATCTGTATTTCTAGAATTGACAAGTGTGATTGATACCCAAATTTGATCAGGGTATGTAACTGATGTCGGTGGTTGTGATGTCCATCCAGACGGGGCAGTACCAGAGTTTGTTGTAAAGCTCCATGAGCCACCGGTCGGAGTTGCTGGAGCAGTTGCGGCTACTTGAAAAACAAACCATTCAAAGTATGAGCCGCCAAAGGTAGTACCGCTGCCATATAAACCGGCTGATTCAGAACCTGGGGATGCCACAACAGAGCCATTAGGGCTCGTACCATACAAACCAGGCGTTGCAGCACCAGGTTGTGCAATGATTGCTCCATCTCCACTGCTTCCATAGAGGCCACCTGTTGCCATGTTTTACCTCACTTAAAGCTGTATCTTGGGCTGCGGGGTTGGAATTCAGATGTTAAATGCTGATCTCCACCACGCCACTTGTCCTTGAAGTTTTGATCTTCAATCTTGCCGTAGGCATCTTCAAAGCGACCATCCCATTTCAAAGCTTCTTCGTTGTTTTTGTTTTTGTCGTAGTACGCCCACAATGTGCCGTACATGTAGCCTTCCGGAAAGGAAGCTAAGGCCGAATTGTTTTGAACAATTGGGTTAAGTTCATCCTCTGTTGGACTAAACAAAAATGGAAATGTTCGCTGGTAGTACGCTTTGATAACAACGGCAGCGCCAGGGTTTGGCGTAAACACATAGTTTGGCCCAACCTCACTGAATGACGCTCGAATCACTCTAGGTACACCAAAGGGTCGGACGTACAGTTGGTCAATCATGCGGCGGCGAATGATCTCTCTGTCGCCCACACGGTCGTAAATAATCCACGGGCCATAGGCTGAAGGATTTTCTTCATTTGACGGCTGGGTTTCTTGGAAAAACAAAATAGGCCAATTCATGTCTGCCGGAATTGGAGCCATGCCGTTTGTATCTGTAGTCAGAATAGTTGGATCAGCCGCATCGTATGGATTGGTACGAAGACCAGGCAACTCAATCACACGCATCTTAAGTTCAGCCAATTGAATACAAGCTTGAATCTCCAAAGATGATTGTGTTGGTAATTTGAGTATGACAGCGCCAGGATAAGTAACAGCAGACCAAACGGCTTCTGGGTCGCTGACAGTGATTGTGGTGCTGGTGGTGCTTAATATTGCGGTGTAGTTCTTGATGCCATTGGAAATGAAGTCACCTTCAAACACCAAGGTTGTCGGATCAGCCGAAACCGTAATGATGCCAGTTGCTGAATCATAGGAAGTGGCAGTAATTGTCAAAGGTGATGGTATTGCCCCTACCCACTGTGCAATGCGGCTTACAAGCGCATTAGCTGATTGAATAAATAGGGACATGGACTACCTCACTTGGTCGGAATAGCTGGATTGTAGGGCAGAGGTATCTTTCCGCTTGGGTGGCAAACAAAATCAGAATAGTATTCATTGACAATGGCATAAAACAAGATTTTGTCTTCTTTTTCTTGTTTAATTAAATCCCAAGGACGGTTGTTGAACCACTTTGATGCGATTTCATGGGCAAAGCATTTGGGAAGTTGCATTGCATGAAACGTACCGGCAAACAGCGGGTTGTCTGTTCCATAAATCTTGTGAAACTCCCGGCGCTCTTTGCAGAATTGCTTAACTTCTTCAACATTCTTTTGATCGTATTGAACATACCGGTGACCATTGATTGCGCCAACCTTGTAATCCAAGTTTTTGGTTTTGAATGTTTGTGACCAAGTACCAGACTTGACCTCTTTAAAAAGTTTGTCGTTTTGGCGAAATACGCCATCTATGCCAGCCTCAAGATTGCCTTTGGTGAAGTAATCTTCACTGATTCGCGGTGTTGAGTCGTTGTCCAATTCCATACTTTGCTCCTAAATAAGGAAAGCCCCGAAGGGCCTTCCTATCTTGACAATTAAGCCAAGTAACGCTTGACTTGATCGGCATCGCGAGGACTTGTCACAATATCGCCTGTAGTCATAGCTGCCAAAACAGCCACACCAGCAGGGTTGCGAACAATCAATGTACCTTCCATGATGTATTGATCCAAAGAAGCATCAGCATTGCTGAAGACTTCGTTATTTGGGCCAAGTTCACGCAAAGAACCCCACTGAATAACATCAGGATTCAAGAACAGAATCGAGGTGTTATCTGAGCCTGTCTGATCCATGATCCAAGAATCATCAATCTGATAGGTGTAGTTGAAGTCACCTTCGTAAGTACCAATCGTGTCGCCCTTGTCAGCAGGGTTAAAACGGTTGATAGAACGGCTCTGAGGAATATTGTCAGAGATGGTGGTACGCAACGAGGTTGGGACAACCATGTTGGTAATCTTGGCATTAAAACGCTGTTCAGCGGCAGTAACCAATTGCTTGTACAGCACGGGGCTGAAAGCTTGCAAGGTAACATCATCACCAAAAGAGAAATATCCAAGACCAGCATTGCTCAACACACCATCAAAAGGAGTATTGGTAGCAGTTGGAGAGGTAGTGTCATCGCCATCGCTGGTAGCAATGTTTAAGACAGAAACACCGTCTGTGTCATTACCTGAACGAGTTCCAGCAAAAGAGAATAGTGAACCAAAACGGCGACCGTCATTAGGTGAGCCACCCTGAGTTGCTGCCTGACCTGAATATTTAATGGAAGCGCCATCGGCACGAACCATTTGCAATTCAACGTCAAACATGATCTCAGTCAATTGCTTGACTTCTTGGTAAGCCTGAGGATCACCACCAGCTTGTTCTACAGCACGGGCAGTGCCAGTAGCACCAATAGTGGTTGTAAAAATCTGCGTGTAATTACCGCAGTTAGCACGGGTGTTACTGTCAGCATTACCAGCAGAAACAGCAGCGCCTTCTAACTTGGCATTCAGGGTTGGTTGACGGAAATAGTCAATAGGCCAAATGTGCAGAGTCGAATTAACTTTGCGTTTTTTGGACATTGCCATGTTGGTGATTGGAGTGCGGTCTTTAACGTAGTTAGAGACAGTCAAGTCCAGATCCTTAACAACGATATCGGTTGCATATGCACCATTACCATTGCCAAGGCTTGTTGAGGTGATTGTAGACATTTAAAACTCCTTGAAGATTAACGGCGGCGTGTTTTGTTAGCCGCCAACATTGTTGCCAATAGATCCCGTGCTGCGACTTTATCGCCTTTGTTGGCTCGTTCTTGAAGTTGTGCGGTTGCAGGGGTTGGCGATGTTTTGGATCTAGCCGTCAGTTTATTGGACGCAGCCAATGAACCACCAGCGTTCTTCACTTTAGGGCCTTCTCGAAACTTCATACCGTCCCGAATCAATCCCAAAATGTACTCATCACTGGACACCAAATCAATGTTTGGAACACCAGGGACAAATGAACCCTTTGCACCTTTCCAATCCTTTTCCAGTTTTCCCCTCAGTTCTTCAAAATTAGCTTTGTTGGCTAACTCCTTGTCACTGAAACTCTGTCTAGCTTGTTCAAGTTGTTCTTGAACCATCTGCGACCGAGCTTGAAAAAACTGTTCAACCTTCGGGCGGTTTGATCGAATGAAATTGGCTTTCTCTTCAATCAGTTGGGAGTTTTGGCGAATTGCCGCTTCTGCCTTGCTACGACCTATTTCGTCAGTAGCCTGATTTCGGATCTGCTCCCATTGCTGGTTGTATTGTTGTAAAGTAACTAACTCATCTGCCGCACCTTGTAGCTGCGGAACAATTGTTAATTCCAATCCAATTTGTAAACCATCAAGTTCAATCTTTCGCTTGCCCTGAAACTCTTCAAAATCTGCCTTTTCGGCTTTAAGTTTTCGCGCATTTTCATGTATAGCACTGCCTTGACCAAGAATAGCAGCCGCCTTAGATGCTGAGAGTTCCACAAAGCCGCCTTCTGCGTCCTTGTTTGGAATTTTCAACATTACATTAGGATTCTGCTCCGCAAATTCCAAGAAGTTGACAGCTTCGTTTACTCCATCGGAGGATTCAGCTTCTTCTTCGGACTTTATCGGCTCATCAGTCGATGCATTGCTTACTTCAGGTTCGGCTTCCTCTTCAGGAGCCGCCTCCGGTGCTGAACTGTTTCCAGTTGTACCGGCTGGTGGCGGCTGACTTCCATCTGGTTGCGGTGTGTTACGCCTGTTGGCGGCAATCATCGCAGCTATGGAGTCGGCAGTTGGTGCGCTACCAGTTTGCTCAGTGGCGGTCGCTTGTGCGATTACGTCTGACATATCTTACCCTTATTTCTCTAAAGTTTCAGCCTTTTTACGGGCCACCTTTCCGAGAAGTTCCTGCTTTTCGACAAAGCCAAGAAAATCCCGAACCCCAGCAACAAAATGTGCGTTGCTAATCCGATCAGCGTCTGTGCTTACATCTTCCAAACGCTCCAACAAGTTAAACCTGTACAGGTTAAACATCAATGCAAAATCTTCATTCAAAAGAAGGCGGCTGGCGCATTCTCCATTTTGTAAAACAAGTGTTCGTTGTTCTGGACTTGCCTCCTTGTATGTGTGTTGTACCCTTGTTCGGCGGTTGAATGCCTCCCTGATTTTCAATACCATGCTTTTCATTGCTATCCTTTATCAGTCAATTTCAACGGCACTCAGCTTTCCACTGGCTGCTGCTTTCTTTACAAATTCGTTGTCTATGTCAATGTCTTCAATTTTCTTGTACAACAATTCAGCTTGAGCAACCTTTTCTTGGGTACTGGCTTTGTTCAGATCCATTTTGGTTTGCTTTTCTTGGTCATCCATGCTTGGGCCTTGTTGGGATCTAGCTTGAGCAATTTTTCCTGCTTCTTCTATTGTCGGCAAGTATGCGTCTACGTCTTTGACGTTCAACACTCGCAAGGTGTCCTCGTAAGGACGGCGCACCTTAGCAAACAACTCAGGGACGCTTGGGTCAAGCTGCATCATGGCCTGAGCAAAAGCTGTTTGACATTGAACAATCAACTGTTGACGGGTCAAGCGGTTTTCTTCAGACAAGAAACCCAGTGCTAAATCTATGTTGATCAACTTACGATCAATAAACTCAAAGTTTTTCATAGACAAGGCATCCATGAATGGTTTACCGCCAGACACTACACCAGCCAACTGTTGGATGTTGTAATCATCTTCATATTGAATAAGGGTTTTCCAGACCAGATAGATCATGTCTCGCAAGCCAATGGCGCAGTTCTTGACCATCTCATCTTGAATCAATTGATTTGGCCCCATAGCCAATTGGAGCTTGTAACCGCTGTTGCCGTCTTTCATGACTTCAGGATTCAGCACATCATTGGGGCTAGTCATGCCAATCATTGCCATCTTGTCGGCATCAAACCGCTGCATGGCAGACTGAACGTAAGCCAGGTTACCTTGCATCGCCTCAAACTCATAAACGTGCTTCTGAGGGTCAAATTTACGGTCAAGAATGAACATGGCAGACACGCCACGCTGGATTTCTTCGGCATCCACAAACTCAGGGTTAACACCAATTCTTGGAGTAGATGACTGCATGGCAAATGCCATTTCGGCACGGGCGATGGCGGTTGCATATTCTTGCATGGGCACAAGCCGTTCAGCAAGGCTGTAACCAAAGAAGTTGCCAACAATTGGCTTGGGGCACATGTTCGCCAAAGGAATGAACTCAACCTCTTTGGCGTAGATTACATAGCTTCCGGAAAAGCAGCATTCAATCAATTCTTCTTGCCCATCACCGTCAATGTCCCTGCGAAGCCAAGCTGTAGTCAACATAACAACACGGCTGTAGCGGTCAGCGCCTTGGGAGGCAATTACGCCTTGGCCTGGTACTGGGGTTGAGTCACGGGCGTGGAGCGCCAGATCGTTTTCCAGTGCGCCAGCTTGGTAAGCACCGGCAGGGCCGTAGGCAGCGTGATCGGCAAACTTTTCGAGGTCAATGTACGGGAATTGTTCTTTGGCCTCATGGATTGTCATGGGGTCATAGAAACCACAGAAGTCCTGATCTTGAATGGTGGAAATGGTGGGGTTGCAGACAAAGTAATGTTGGGCAACGTGCTTGATCTTGACTTCGGTTTCATAGCCGGTCAGTTTGTATTCGGCACGGTAGATTACGTTGGCATTGAGGGTTTCGTTAATGTCTGTGGCTTCTGGGCCTTGGGCCATTGTTTCTTGCATGGCTCCTTGCAAGTCCACATCGATCTTTCGCATGTTCTGGCGCTTGGTGGTCAAACCCTTTTCGCCAGCCATGATTTCAAAAGAACGCAACTGATCTTTTGTGCCTTCGACCTGTTTATATTGGGTAATAGGCCGTCTATTAGGGGAAACCATAACAATGCCGTTTTTGTGCAAACAAGCATCTTGTGCCCAATCTCGAATGACCTGATACGAGTCATTTTTTGAGTTGATCATGTACTTGGTCATCTCAGTGGCTTGATTGGATTGATCAGAATCCATTTCTGTAAATCGCTCAAACTCAAAGTTGACTTTGCCGTTGGGCATCAAGCATTTGGTAATGATGGCGGTGGCGTAATCAATGCCTGGAGCCACCACAGGGTGAATGTAATCAATGCCTCGAATAGGTTCGGTCGAGTTTGAAATAGGAATGTTGAGGTAGTGATAGTCACTAAACCTGTTGTAGGTATTCTTGGATTGCGTCAGTCGTAGGTAATCTACCATCTTGACGTAAATCTCATGAGCAACTTTGTTGATCAGATCTTTATTTCCGGACGGGCTTTCAATGCCTTCAACGATTACGTTTTGTTTATCTAACATTTTTGTTCCTTAAATTCGCTGAACTTTGCCTTCTATTGCCGCTGGACGGCGAAAGGCAAAAGAATTTGACCGGCTGACCTGGCTTTCACCGTGACCCTGAATCAAAGCAAGAATGCCGATTCTGGCTGAGTCAATGTGATCGTCTGGATCAGAAAATCTTCCCGCATCATCAATAGCGTAATTTCTACATTCATCCAAAAATGCTATGCAAGACTCGTTAATTCGGAAAGTCCCACGCTCCATACCCATTCGCATTATATTGATGCCGTATGCTTTGTGGTTGGTTACTTTGCCTTGATCGTTTGGCGGGTTAAGAATCGCTCCCGATATGCAGTTAAGACCGTAGGAGTCCTCAAATACCTCTCTAACGGACTGCTCTGTGAGGGTATACCGCCCAGCCAATCCAGCATCATGCGGAAGCGCAATCGGAACATCTTTGGATTGGCGGTCAAGAAGGTAGTGAACATATTCATCCGGCGTTTCACCTGTGGGGATAGTAACTTGTCGATGGAGATAGATAATCTCTTCGACCGGATCTCTAAAAAAGAACGAGATAACTGTCGGGTCATTTTTGATTCCTAAGTCAAAGCCGATCAGGCGTTCAAGCTTGGGATTGTTTTGCAATTCAAGGTCAAGAGATTTGTAAATAGGCCAGTTCAGGATTGGGAAGACCACGCCTTTACCGACAAGCGGTATGCCCTTCATGCGGCAGTCTCGCTCCCAAGGCATAAAGTCTCGCTCAAGCTGATCTCGTTCTTTTTGAGAAAAGAAATTTTCTCCCCATTCGTTAACATAAGGGACATCATCCCAAGTAACTCTCACATGGCAGTAGCCATCAATGTTGTCCCAGAACTTTCTTACAAGCCCTGAGAGTCCTTTGAGCGGGGTGAAAGAACAGATAACCTGTCCTTCTCGAGATGCTGTACGCACAACAAGCTCCGAGAAAATTTCGTCAGGTGGTTGCTCGTCAAGAAGGACGAGGTCGAGTTCAAAGCCCTGAAGGTGTCTAACTTGCTGGGTGTAGTTGGAAAAGTAGAGTTTGGACTTTCCTCCGCTGGCATGCCAGACTTCAATGGCAAGGACATTCTGACCATCCGCTCGAATGGATTTGACATCAATTTTCTCCCGTGGAATAGAGCCTGATCCTAGCTTATAGGATTGCTTGATGTCATCGCAGCCAAGAATTTTTGACTGTAGCGTTTTTGCAACTTGCTCCCAAGACTCGCCGGTAGCCATAGCAATGATAGGCTTGTCCCAGCGTTTGCCGTCCCACCAATCTGGGTACATGCCGGTCAAATGGTAGGCCACTTCAAAGGCAGAGGCAACTGTCTTTCCGGAACGGTTGGCAGCAATCATCCCACGGCGGGTGTAGTCTTTGCCAGTTTTGAAAAAAGTAATTTGGTAAGGAAACGGTCGAAACCACTTGATGGCGTTGAATTGCATGTCTTCAGCAATTTTGTTTCTGGCAATCATCATTGCTCTGAGTTGATCAGCATCAAGGGATTTGGCGTGTTTCTTTCCACCGGCAAGCTTGACCAGATGTTTCAACGCCCGATCTTTGTAGAGCGGGAGTATGTAATTACTGGCTTCACTTTTTGCCATACTTGTCCCGAATTTCTAACAGGACTTCAGCAGCAGAAGCAAGGTAAAAAATGTCTTCAGCGTTGAATTTATGGTTGGTTTGCAAATCTTTCTGAAGCATCTCCAAAGACTTTCTGGCACATACTTCAGCCTGACTTGCAAGTCGATCTCTGAATACTACAGAGTAATCTTCCATTTACGCCCACGGGTCGGTGATGTTTTTAGAAGAAGTTGCACTAATGTCTTTGTCGATCATGCGCCAAATGCCGCTACCTTTTTCGCCTGAACAATACAAGTACAAGCCACGGCCTTCTTGTGTAAATGTGCCATCAGGACGGCGAAGGACTCGCTCTTCAGTGCGCGGATCAATCCAACTGTATTTTTCAGGAACTGATTGCCCATATTTATTAATTCTTTTGCCAACAGCAATTTGCTCAGTTGGCCCTGCAATTTGATATGTAATCAATCCATTTTCATATTTCCAAAAATTAATTTGGACTTTTTTGTCACCCTGCGGATCTTTAGGGTGAGGCATATTGAACGCGCCAAAGAAATTTGTGCGGCTTTCAATAGGAGGTAAATCTTCACTGCGTGGAGGTAGTTTACGTTTTTCATCAACAGGAATGGTTTCCCGTTTGTCAACGTAAGGGTTGAGATCGGTAATGTATTCTTGAGGAATTTTTTTACCCTCAAGGGCATTCTTCGCAACTTGATATTGATCTTCTTTTGTTTTGCCAATGAGATCCAGAGCTATCTGGGTGCGGTCATAAACAAACTGTGCAAGATCTTTAGCCGTGGGAAGATCAGCCTTGAGGGCTTCTATGTCATACGTTGCCATACTTTACCTTTTAGACGTTTTTTGGAACTGAGGGTTTGGTGAACTTGCCGCTGTTACGCACATTGTTTGTGTGCTGACTTGAAACAGTATTGACCTTGTAAGCGTTGTTTACCGCTGTCGCCACCACTTGACGGCGATCATTTTCGCCTTCATGGCTTTTACGTTTGTCATTGATGTCTTTAGAAAGACCCTTACGCATTGAAGCGCCGCCTGAAAGTACTTGCCCATAATTTGACATGCTTGCCTCACTTCAAAAAATTGTTGCGGTCTGAGTTCATGTAGCCAGCATTCTTGATGCGACCATCGTAATCACAGTGTGTGGTCACCATGACTTTTTGGTGCATACCTGTAACGCTGCCACCGGCAGAAGGTTTTCCTTGTGAGCCATCCGGCGTGTACAGCGAACCTAGTTTTCCAGTGACCGCAGTCACTCCACCTTTGTTGCTGGGCAGATGTTTGGAAACATTGCCTTTACGGTTTGGCGCTTGCGCCATTTGGGTTGGGGCATTGTTGCCAGATGTGTAACCGCTCATGATTTACCTTTCGGTGTTGGTTGAATTTCAGGCATATGTTAAACCTTTTTGAGGGACTGTATGAAGTTTTCAAGAGCGCCGTCAGCATCCTCTTCATCATCCCGCTGGACATTCTGTACATGTTCAATCGAAATAATAGGCGCACGGGAGGATTCAAAGGGAGCCAGCTTGTCAGCAATCCTGGCTTTGTCCTTGATATCTAGTTCATCAGACTGCATGGCTTCAATCAAAACTTCCATAGCCGTCTTCAGGGGAGGCAGTCCGGCATCAAGTCTTTCTTCGTTGAGGCGGTTAAACAGCGCACCGTACTCAGTGACTTTATTGACATCAGAGGGGCGACCTACTGGCCTTTTGAGTTTTGTGACCGTAGCCATTCCAATCCTTTTTCTGTTCTCATCCAGGCATATGAGCCATTGACAGTAAACCCACGTTTCTCATGGATCTTAACAAAAGCACCATGTTCCATCCTGATGGAGGTAGAACAAACAACGGGTACACCGCAGTTACCGGCCCACAGGATATGTTGGTCGATCATCTCATTTATCAAGGTAATCCGCAACCGAAGCGGAAGATGAAGGTCAACAAAATGGAATTTGGAATTTGAGATCTCTTCAATCGAGTAGGTAGTGTAGCCACCACGGTCAAACCAACAAAAACCCAAAAGACTTCCATCCGGCCTATCAGGATCATCAAAGGATCTACAGACAGCAAGGAACTCTTTACTCTTGTCAAAGAGTTGAACAGTGGCGGTAACTGTCGCATGACGCTTTAAAGCAGCAGGGCTTTTGGTCAGGATGCCTTCTGTCTCAGCGCCGTACTGTTCATCAGCCATCTGGACAATGTCATCAATATCAAATCTAGGGTCAGCCAGTAACCATTCACGCATTTCATTTCCTTTGCAATTGGTAGCGGGGGCTGGATTCGCACCAGCGGTCTGATGGTTATGAGCCATCCGAGATACTCCTTCTCCACCCCGCAATAAGTTGTCAGCTACTCGCTCCACTGTGGCGAACCAACTTTGAACGGCACACATCGGTATTGGTTGAGGCGACTTCAACCACAGCATCCGCTTTCACCAACACGGCTGGGGACTGCTCTGAGCGAGAAACAAGAAATTGGTTGGGCAACCATCAACAATTTCAATCCCCATGCGTGTAGGTTGTTGATGTGCTGCCTTGAACATTAACGCAGCTTAACAGTCTCAGGCTTTCGCCACACCAACAAGTATGCAGACTGCGGGATCATCGGTTTCAATCCTCACCCTATGGCTGCAACCAAACAGTCTTGCAGGACTGTCAATCTACATACTTGTTGGAACCGCTTACGTCTACGGCACAGGCTTTCACTGTCGTACGCTTTTACAGGTTAGCTTTCGCCAACTAGGTCTCAACACCTTCATTCTAGTAGCAAAACATTTCTAAGGAAAATTTTTTTTAGGAAAAGGTTATTGTCGTAAAGTTTTTAAAAGAATTTTGGGAACGACTTAGTGGGCCCCCCCTTTTTTTGGTGCTTCCAGTGCTACCCCCCTCCCCCCCCCTTGCGCCTGGGCGATAGGGCCATGCTATCGGTAGGGCCAGACTGATAGAGCGGGCCATAGGTTAGGGTTTACCTGAGTGCATAGGCTTAACCTATCGGAAATGCTTATCAAATAGAGAGGCACTATTAAACCTGGCAAGAGCGGCATCACTTTGAGGGTTTTCAGTTATCGGGTTGCACGGCTCGGCTCTGCTTACATCCCTCTGTGCTTACCTACAGTTAAAAGAGATAAAGATCAATAAAGCCGAGGGTTTAAGGGTTTATTTGCGAGCCCTAGGGTATAGCTGCAAAGCCCTACTAAAGCCGTTTAAAGCTTGTCTAATGCCATTTATCTATCCCTCTATGAATGCATGATCAAGCCGAGGGTTTTATCTTTTCTTTTTTGCTCTTGATTAATCGATTAAATCAAGTTAATGCACAAGTTATCCACAATCTAAGCCGAAAACTTGGCATTCACTGTATTGGTGCAATTTATAGATTTGATGCTTTGTTATAGTGCATGACAATATACTTTGCACCAATAGAGGGGATTATCAATATTAGATTAATAGATTAATGATGTCGATAGGTTTAATTATCGGTAAGTTTAATAGTGGTATAAAACGTGCAACAGTATTTGTATCGGATTCACCGATAAAGCTCTAAACCTAGAGTTATCAACAATGCAAAGTAAAGGAATCAATCATGAATGCAGTAATCGCTCTCAATCCATCGGTTCAATCAATCATTGATGAATACGGCTCTATCGATTCAGAGATTAAACGGCTTACAAAGCAAAAAGAATCATTGTCTATACAGATCAAACAAGCGGGAGCCGGTAGATATACCGCATCAATTTATGAAGCTCTCGTATTCGATGTAAAACCTAGAGTAACGACAGACTGGGAATCCATCGCTCTGAAATTCAATCCATCGCATCAATTAATCACGGCTCACACTAAAACCGGAGAAGCTTCTTTATCTCTCAAAGTGACAAAGGTTTAATCATGAAAGCATTCTATAAAAGAGGATCTTTACTAATTAAAGCTTATGACATGGGCAATGATTGGAAACTTATTCGTAATGATGGCAAAGAGCAATGGTTTTCAAAATGGCAATATAACGAATACGGCTCATTAAGCAGGGCTTTTTATGATGTCGTGGCAAAAAGTCCTGATTGTTTTGGTAATGAACGTATGTTTTGGGAATCAAGCATTATGTTATGTGAGCCGTGTCACTCTTAAGGACAAATCATGGATCAAATTGATAAATATGTCATGTTGGTTTGCTTTGTTGCATTCCTTGTCCTTGTCGTTATTCTTATTATCGGAGCGTAAACCATGATCAACCCTTACAAAGCACTATTAAAAGCAAAGGGCTTGCCCTATAAGACTATTCTTGGTGAATCCTCTACTAAGACTGTAAAAGGTGAATCTATCGGCTTTTTGACGGGCATTATCTACTTAGTGCCCGATCATAAGCTTTGCCCTTTAGCAGAGCTTGCCGGTTGCATGATCCCTTGCCTTAAGTCATCCGGTAGGGGAGCTTTTAACTCAGTGCAAGAAGCTCGCAAAGCTAAGACTGCATTCTTTTATCAAAATCAAGAAGCTTTTTTGTTATCTGTAGCTGCGGATATTTGGTCATTAACCCGTAGAGCCGAAAAACTCGGCTTGATCCCTTTGGTACGGCTTAATGGCACGAGCGATATCCCCTATGAAAATCTAATTGTCGTTGATGGCCGGAATATCTTTCAAGAATTCCCCGATACTCAATTTTATGACTATACAAAAATACCGAGCCGGAATCTAAAGGGTAAGACTATCGGCAATTATGATTTGACCTATAGTTATTCGGCTCTCACACCGGAAAAGATAACGCATAAGGGTTTGCTCAATCCGAACAATTCTAGGGTTGCCGTGGTTTTCATGAAAAAGGCCGATATTCCCTTATCTTTTAACGGCTGGCAAGTGATTGATGGCGACAATACCGATGTGCGCCATATTGAGCCGAAAGCCGTAGTAGTAGGGCTCTACGCCAAAGGCAAAGCAAAAAGAGATTATTCCGGCTTTACTCAAATTAAAGGGATTCACTATGCATAAATCTATACCTATCGGCTCTGTTGGCGTGATTACGACAAGCGACAATCAACGGCTCTATCGGGTTAATTCATTCTTTGAGGGTTTGCTATATCTACAGAGTATTGATGGCTGCATAAGCTTTAAAACCGTTTTACCGTGGCATTTTTGGGTATTAGTTGATTCCCTTTAAAAGTAATTAAACGAGAGCCCTAGGGTAATTCCTAGGGTTTTCATTTCATTTTTTTTGAAGTGAGTACTTACATCCTGAAATCAACGATTTGAGAGCCCGAAATTTTATGCATATCTACCTATTACCGAGCGACAATAAGCGCTTAAAAGCCCGTTTAAAGGGCTCTATGCGCCTATTACTCACACCGAGCGACAATAAACCGAAATGCTATGCTTTTCTTGAATTGATAAATTAAATTGAGTATTAATTATGATAAATCATTTTGATAAATACCAAATTATATATTATTTAAGTATAGTATACTTTGCGATATTATATTATGCGATAATATATAGAAATAATAATATTAGTCTGATAAATGTGGTGTTTTCTTATGCATACGCACATAAAGACCCCCCCCGCCCAAAAAATTTAAGCCCTCTTTTTTTAATGAAAGGATTTGCATATTTACCACAGACTAAAAAATGGATTTGCACATTGCCTATTGCGTGATGTCGCAAAGTTGATTAACATGAACACACTTTAACTTTTTGGAGTATTGAAATGAATAGCATTGAATCTTGGAAAGACTACACCCACACAATTGAAATTGCAGGACATGCATTGTTTGCTGTTTGCAAATCGATCATGACAGTTGAAGAATTGCTTGAATGGAAAAATGGTAGTTCAGCAAATAATTTCATTGATGCAAATCAAGTGCTAATTGATATCCTTGATGATCTGGGTATTGATATTGATATTGAAGATCCTGAAATGAACAAGCTTTGGCATGATTGCTGGAATAAAGCTATTGCCTTGAATCAATCTAAAAACTACATGGGGGAATAATGAATGAGTTGGCTCTTTTCTCAGGCGCTGGTGGAGGAATTCTCGGAGGTAAATTGCTTGGATGGCGCACCATCTGTGCAGTCGAGTGGATGCCCTACCCAAGTAGCGTATTGTGTGCCAGACAAAATGATGGCTTTCTCGAAAGCTTCCCGATCTGGGATGACGTACAAACCTTTTCCGGAAAACCGTGGCGAGGAATTGTTGACGTTATATCTGGCGGGTTTCCATGCCAAGACATCTCAGTTGCCGGTAAAGGAGCCGGTATCGATGGAAAACGATCCTCCATGTGGAGCCATATGGCAAGGATCATTGATGAAGTACGACCTCAATACGTCTTCGTGGAAAACAGTCCAATGCTCGTTAGTAGAGGACTCGACAAGGTCGTTGGCGACCTTACCGAAATCGGGTATGACGCTAGATGGACAATTATGGGCGCTTCCGATGTTGGAGCGCCGCACCAAAGGAACCGGTTCTGGATGGTGGCGCACACCCGATACCGGAGCCGGAGGGACATCGGGATTGCTGAAGCAAGGCATTACCCACCGCCCCAATGGGCAACCTATCCAAGTACGTTTAGTGGATCAGGTGAACAATCCGCATTTATGGGCAACACCCACAACAATGGATCATCTACCACCAAAGCGAGAAGAAGTTTTAAAGCGCCAATACGACAAGAATCGGGCGGGAAGAACCTCTCATTCGAATTTGAGGGAGCAAGTAGTTTATCCACCGCCCAAAGTGATGTGGCCCACCCCAGCGGCGACCGATTACAAGGGCTCAGGGAAGACGGGAACCCTCCGGGATCGGTTGGACTATGCGACAGAGCGGGGAGCGACCAAGACACGGGTTTATGGGGAACCAGCAACTACTGGGCAACTGAACCCGAACTGGGTCGAGTGGCTGATGGGGTGGCCTGTAGGGTGGAGCGACTTAAAGCAATTGGAAATGGACAAGTCCCGCTTTGTGCCGCTGAAGCTTGGCGCTACCTAATGACCCCCCCTGCCTAAAAAAAAGGACTCCCGTTTTTTTGGGAGCCCTTAAAGGTAGGCAACTGCAACCTATTAGAGGAATCGCAGTTTGTAAAGTGTACTGTCAATTTGGTCGGCGATCTCGTCAATCAGGTTTTGGATTTCACTGTCTTGCGGAATGCCTTCTTTGTGGCGCTCTTCATCAACGTAATCCTTCAGCATCTCGAGTTCCTCAAGGCCAGTGCTCGCCGGTGCATAGTATTGGACGGGGTAGTCAATCAATTGCCCTGTGCGCCCTTGTGTGGCCTCTACAACCGCATCCACAAGGTCAGGCAGGGCTTGGTAAAACTCACCCAGCGCGGAATGCTCAGAGAATGAATGGCTTCTTAGATGGAGCAAATGAGTATTTGTTGCTGCATGAAGCAAGGTCAGTATGAATTCACCCATTTTTGAGTTCCTCACGGTACAGGTTGATTAAGTGTTCGAGTGCATTCCTTGCCGCTTCCACCTTCCAAGGCTTTAGGGCAGGACTTACCCCTATTTTGCGCCATTCCTCGATTTGCCGCAATAAAGCTGCATAGAAGATGTCCCTTTTTTCTTCTTTAGAGAAAGACCCCCCCTGGTCAAAAAGTGAATGGCAGTTATGGCAAGACCACACTGTGAAGCAATCCTCGGCCTTCAAACTCTTCCCCTTGCCATGCTCCATCAGGTTTGAGTGCGCCGCCACCGTGGTGGAACCCTCATCCCCCATGCAGTCATCAGAAATCTGAAGTAGACATTTCTCGCCTTTGGCAAGCTTCAACAGGTTTGGATCACGGTACATTTCAATCCCCACAGAAACAGGCGATTGTTTCTTCTTTTTGGTCAAACATATCAATTTGGTCTTTTGCAAATTGAATCATTGACGCATAGGATGGACGGTCGGAACGAAATACCGCCCCGCTTGGCTTGGATGCCAATGCCAATGCCAATGCCTCCATTTTTGCCCACCAGATACCACGTTCTGGCTTTTCCGCAATCAAAGATAACACTTGTGCGCCGCCTTTGAGAAAACAAAGGTCACAATTTCCGTGCATAGTCACGCCATTCATGTTTGGCAATTCAAGGTCAAAAGATTGATTTCGCCAAAACTCACCAACAGTTTGTTTAGTTACACCAGCGGCAACCAATGGAATTCTTGATTTATCAGCAATCTTTGCGGCTCTGCGTTGCTCATCTGCTCGCATTCCAACCCAATCCATGTGTTCATTATGTTCCCATCCCAAAGATTTCAAATATTTGTGAATTGTGCGTATTTTTAATTCTGCCGTGCAAAATCTTGTTACTGGATTTGGCAAATAATTGCGTTTTTTAATCAATGCTTCAAATGGTTCACCATTTCTGCTGGCGGTTTCAAATGTCACACGTTCAAAAGCCGGGTCTGCATCACGAAATTCAACCCAATGAATTTCTACGTTCCAGTTATCAGCACAGGCTTGCACAAATCTCAAAGTTGCCTCATCTTCCTTGCCAGTATTGGCAAAACAGACGATAGCTTCGCTTGGCAGTTGCCCCCCCCCGCACTCTAATACTTTATACAACATATAAGCACTTGTGCGTCCACCGCTGAAACTAATGCATGTTGGCTCTGTAATTTTGTATGGATCCATCACATTCTCATTTCTGCTCGAAGAGTGTATTGCTCAGTCTTCCAGACTTCCACACGCATCTCTGCTGCTTTCAACATATACCTTAGATATTCTTCTTGAATGACAGCATCTTTTAATGCTTGCAGTTGATCAATGTAGCGACCATGTGCATATGCAAATGCTTCTTGTGCGCCCAGTGTCTTTTCATCTGACTCGCTCATCAGTTGAGCTTTTACTGTCTTCAGGAATGACTCCAGATGCACCCTTGTGCCTTTTGCATTGGCATAAGCCTGGGCGTTCTCTTGAATGAATTTAATGGCTTTGTTTGGGTCAATTGCTTCCATTGCTTTTCCTTGATAGTGCTTTTGAATAAATAAATACCTGGTTCTTTTCGTTTATGTCTCTTCCCATTTGTTTTGCCTGTGCAAAATCCTCGCCTTGTTTTAATCGCTTCAGTTTCTTGTCGGTCATCCACAAAGATGGGCCTTTGTAATCGAATGCTGTTTTCATTTTTCTCTGGCCTTCAACATTGCGTCTGCCATGCGGTAGCAGTCCTTTGCAATTTCATATGTGTTGTCATATGGACGAACAGTAAATCCTATTTTTTGCATAGCTTTTGCCGCAAAGTAGTCACGCAATGTCATGCCTCTTGAATTTGTTTCTTGGTCTTCAATGTAAACGCTTTGCACTGGAAATGCTGGTTCGTTGTTCATTTCTTGAGTCCCTTCAAGTAAATTGCTATGCCACTCAATGTGTCTTTACCAAATGCATCCCTAAACTCATTCTCAAGCTTGAAAGCCGCAAACTCTAAAGCTGCATTCCATCCGCTGTCATACATGTCTGTCAATAAGCCGCTGGATTCCTCGTTCAATGCTTCCATCGCCAATCTCCTTTAAGTTCATTCTCTGTATGTTGTTTAAGTTCAGGTTGAAATTCTCCTGCACCTTGTTCTTTGGCCTTCCTGCACCTTCTCTCTTTCCACCCCATTCACCTATCTCTCTACCTAGTTTTTTTGCCCACCATTGACGGCGGTATTCTCTTTTTCTTTCTTTTTTCCATTGCGGCGTACCTTCCGGATAAACGAACGGGCTGTCAATCGTTGCCATCTTGCTTCCTTAACCAGTAGGCCAACAGCAAAGCTTCAGCCCGTCCATTGTCTTTCTGGCGCTTGAGCGGTGCATCAGGCCAATGACCCCTAGCAAGGACAAGGCTCTTTTGCTTGTCAGAATCGAGTTTGAGGGCCTTTTTCCAGACTTGTGGTGTCACGGCTTGCCAACTGAAATCAAGCCGCTGTGCAAGGGCTACAGCACCCCCATAGGCCACCCCAAATTTAAAGCTAGACGATACCCCTTGCTTGGGCATACTGTGCACGGTTTCGACCACCACAACATGATCATCACCGTTTAAACAGTCAATGATTTCGCCAAAGATGACATTGGTCATCAGGTACTTGTCGGTGTGGTGCATGTCCCCGCAGCCTATGTACTCGTTGTTGTGGTCAATCATGCCCCAAGCCCCGCTAAAGCCTGGGTCTATGCCTATATATATCATTCCTTTGCCCTCTGTTTTTTACTCTCCTGAAGCAAGCTTCTAAGCCATCTGGCGGCTCCAAGCTTCACCCATTCTTGATATTCGGACTCAGTCAATCTGACTCCTATTGCCCTACCGCTTTTTGTTAATTCACTCTTTGCTCTTGGCATTTGTCTCTTTCATGTGCTTTACAAGGTCATTTGCTATTCCACGCCATAGTCCTGATGGGTGTGCATCAAGTTCTTTCGTCCTTGCCCATCCGTACTCTTTGGAACCCTTCTGAGAACACAAGAGGACAAGGTGGTTCAGTGTGCTTTGGTACGACATGTCCAAGGTCGCCTGTGACCCAAAGAGCTTTGGTGACTTCGACAACTGGGTGGATTCTGATTCCATGTTTATGTTCATCAAGTAATGTGTTTGCTTCCTGGCGGTTCATTTGTTTTTCCTTTTGCTTTGCAATGGATGAAAATCTGGTATCTCAGTGCGCTTCATTTTTTCACGCCGCTTTGTGCCATTGATCTTTCCTATGTTGATGCTCTTCAGTTTTGTGTCAGTTGTCCATAGGGATGGCCCTGAGTAATCAAATGCGCTTTTGTTCATTGTGTTGTTCCCATTCATTACATAGCTTTTTTACAGTTGGAGTCTTTCTCTTTTTTGCACAAACTGCGCTCACGGATTTGTACTTGGCCTTGGCTTGCAAGGTCATTGGAACCGGCGGCTCAGGGTTTAAACCATGCCAGCCAACCGTACCCAGCACAGCACTGAGAATGAGTCGGTCAATCATGTGTTCTTCTCCTCGGCATAGCCGTTCTTTTGCTTGAGTTTGGCTTCAATGGATTTGCAAATAGCAACAATCCGCTCTTCAACTCCCTCTACGCCTGTACCGTATTCATAGATGTAATCAAGCAACTCATGCCCTTCTTTGCGTGTTGCGTCCATGACCTCCTCCCCCGTCAGCCCTACCCATGTGCGCTGTGGTGGGGTGGTGTAGAGCTTTGTACCAATTGGCAGAATCTTTACAAACTTACACTCAAAAGCCTTGTCGGTAGCATTTACAACCTCACCAACAGGCTCTTGCTCTGGCTGTGGTGGAGCGGCTGTCTTTGCAAGCAACAATTCCATCTTGTCGAGAAACTGTTTTTGGTTCAAAACAATTTCATGCCACGCCTCAGTCTCTTGCTTTGTTTGTGGTGCGCCCAAAAACTTTTGAACATTTGCCTCATGTCGTTCAATGTTTGTTGGCTCTTGCTCTGGCTGTGCCAAGGCTTTTTTGATAACGGTGATGGCTCTCGCAATTAAAGGGTCATAATTCGTTGCTCTTTTCAACGCCTCAAGCGACAGCTTCAGTGCTTCATCTTTTGTCATGTGTTCTCCCTAATATCGTGAGCGGCTTCTATGGCACGGGCAATTTGACGGCGACCAAATGAACCCGTGTTGCCGTTTTCGTCAGTCCACTTTGCACAAATTTCGCTTACTTGTTCTGCGCTCAACGGCTTGCGCTGTGGTGGGGTGGTGTAGAGGGGTTGACAATCTGGATTGTGCCGATGCACAGAATCGGTACTTACGCTGTCTTTTCTCTGATTCCACCAAGCCACAGGCTCTTGCGCTGACTGTGCTTTTGTTTGCCAGTAGTGCACATCACACAAATCGCCTTGGTCAATATCGTCCTTGTACAAGTTGAAAGCATAGCTTCCGCATCTGTGCCCATCTTTCCCGATGTGTTTGCATCTCTCGTTCATGCTTGTTCTCCTTAACAAATCAAGGTAAATATTTTGACGGGCTTATCCTCATCAATTCCTACCCAGTATTTCAAATTTTGCAACAAGGTTTCCTTACTGTCAGATGTAATTCCAAAGGGTGTTTGGCTGTTTTTTTGGAAGTAAACCGCCACATACAGTTTGAGTGTCTGTATTTCGTAATTGCTTACTGGCGTTGTTTGTTCTTCAATTTTCATGCTTGTTCTCCTCTGGCTCTGATGGCATCACCACACGCCAAAGAAGCTATGTCCCACATTCCTTTATCTGAATCACTGTAGACGTTTGGTGCTGGCAATTCATCGCACACCTTTGCACATGCTTCACGTTCTTTGGCGGCTACAAGGTTGACAAAGGCTTCAAGAAAATCAGGCATGCCACCTATTCCCTCTCCCCAGCCAATGCCAGCCTCTCTTGCCATTTCAATGATTTCTTCTTGTGTCATGTGTAGTCTCCTTCCTCAGTATGCTCTGTCAGCCGCTTTTGCAAACGCTGGATGCGCTTTTCGTTGTAGCTAACAATTGAAACTGCATATTCAACACCTGATTCTGCTTCTAATTTCTTTTTGTGTGCTTCTTTCAATTCAATGGCAATAATTTCTCGAATTGTCTTAGTTCGAGTAATTTCACGCAGGAATTTGCTGGTTGATTCTTTTAAACTCATTCTGCTCCCCTTGTTCCACGCATTTGCTCAAAAATCCATTCAGTATCTTCTTCTTCATCTTCACCTCTGGCTCTAATAATGGCGGCTAACAATTTGAAAGAATCGTAAAAATTTGAACCTCCATAGGTTGCATATTCATCTGCTTCTTTTGCACAGGCTTCACGTTCAGCAGCTAATGCCGTTTTCAAAGCATTACGCATTTCATCAATTGATTTCTGCATTGAATAATTCTTCAATCCAGAGCCAGATGCTTTCAATATGTTGTCCAAATGTTGGTCAAGTTCAGTCATACACGCCCCCTGATTGCATCTAATCTTGCCTTGATGTCTTCAGGCATAGGGACGGCTTTTTTTCTGTCCTCATCAAGCTTGACCAAAGGGTTTTCTATTTCCTTGACTTCAGGTATCTCGGCCCCATCCCAACGCTGCTGGTTGAGGTAAACAAGCGGAGCCGGTATGAATGACCCGTTTTGTTTTTGCCACCCTTCAGTGGTCTTCATCCACTCAACGTGTTTGATGATCTGGTCAGCATTGCTTTCATAAAGCCTGTTGACCCACTTTTCTCTGCACATCAACTTAGCACCTTTTCGGGGTGATGTTGGATATGCCTTCCAGAACTTATCGAATCCACTTTCAAACATTCTCTTTCTCCTTTACTTTGCTCTTGACAATAGTTCTCCCAAGGGTGGATACAGAGGTATCCGACCCGCTCCAGACTGATTGAATGATCAATGAGTCCCAAGTGCGTATGACGAGTTTGTTCACTTTATCCACAAGCCTTGTTCCACCGTGTACTTGTGGCATTACCGGTCGCCAAACCAACGCCGGTCGCATTTTGCACAGGGGTGTACTGTGTGCGGTGTTTCTTGGGTTCAGGCCATTCAGCCCATTTGCTATCCCGCCCTGAGGGATGCTGTAACCATAAAAAAAGCCGCTTACAACTGCATTCGGGTAGCACCCCTTGAGAATCCCCAAGGGCCTGAACGCATGTGTAAACGGCTTAATTACGTTGTGTGCTACAACAACAGGGCAGATCATATCAAACTTCAGGCCGGTGTCAAATCACTGAACCACTCAGGCATTTTTTCCTTGAGTTGGTACACCCGCAGATCAGGCACTTTGCCTGTCTCACGCCATTTATAAACCGCTGGAGCAGTCAAGCCCAACACCTTGGCAACCTTATACAGGCTGGCCTTTTGTTCCAATTCAGCTACCGTCATTTCAAACTCCTTTAGTTGTCGATGGGTTTAGTATACACACCTCCGCTAAACCTGAGTAATCCATGTGTGTATGTTATACAACAGGTTGACAACAACCCAAGTAAATCAGACACTTCAATTGTCATTTTTGGCGTAACACACAGGAGAGAGCAATGACTTACACAGCGACAGCGACTTACTTCCCACTGCCAGCACTTGCACCAATTAATTTGGGAGGCTTCCAGGCAGACAATGCTGAAGATGCAATTTCACCCCTCATGGATGAAATACGGGAATTTATGCGTAATGAGGAAAGCAGTGATTGGTGGGATGACATCACAGTATCTGTCCACCATGATTCAGTGATCAAGCATTACCCTTTCAAGCATTGGGCCACCCACTTTGCATGGAGCTTCTAAATGTTTAAAACCAACATTTTTTCCGGCAGCACTTACTTTGAAACCAAAAACCACAAAACATCTGATGATGGAACTTTTTTCACAAAAATGGGCAACACATGGACGGGTAGCAATGGGGTTCAGGTTCAGCAAATCGGTGATCAACTGATGAATTTAAAAACCGGCGTGATGTCCAGTTGGGGCGACCCTTTCAAAGAAGACAAAAATGAACGATAAAACGACATTCAACATCAGCAAACAGCAGTACACCCGTGAGGTCATGTATGAGGGCATCCATGTCCTTATTCAGTACAGCAGGGACGCTGATGGCAGCTTTGGTCTTGATGCGGTTGTGACCCCTGATGGTCAGAACATCACTGACCTTGTGAGAATACAAGCATTGAAGTATTTTGAGAGTTTACTCAGAGAGGATTGAAATGGGAAATGCACTTGGAATAGCTTGTTTTATAGCTTGGCTGACACACATTTTTTATTGTTTTGCACATGCAATGTGGGGTTTCCTTATTGCTGGCGCATTGTTCTTCCCGATTGGAATCCTCCACGGGTTTTTTGTTTGGTTTTTTTAAGAGGCACATCATGAGAATGAAAGAGTACCAACAACAGTTGATTAACGAACACATGAAGTCTAGTGAGACTTATTGCTGTTACTGCATGGAACCACAAGGAGAAAAGTGGCATTGCTGTCAAGAGAATCACTTTATGAAGTTCAGCGACTTTGATGATGAAACAAGGCGTGAATTTATTGCATGGGAATTGGAAGAGTACGAGCAGTGGGCAGCCAAACAAGGAGCATTGTCATGAAAGTCAAAACAACCGCACACATTCACTATGTCAAATTCGATTGGGATACCGAAGGCAAGTTTGAAGTTCTCAGTTTTAAGGCTGATGATGACAATTACCGAACCTATGTAGGCCAACAAGAAATTGAAATTGAAGTGCCTGAGGACTATGACCCACGGGCGCAGAAAATTGCTGCTTTGGAGAAACAAAAACAAAAGGTCATGGCTAACTACCAGAATACCGTAACCGAAATTAATGAACGCATTAACAAATTACAAGCATTGGAATACACAAATGAATGAAGTAAGCAAAGCAAATATGGAGGTGTATCGCAAACTGGCAGTTGCACGGGCAAAGCTTCGGGCGCAAGTCCTTAAAAAGTCTGGCCTTAACAAGTTTGCCGGTTACCAGTATTTTGAGTTGGGTGACTTCCTGCACCCCACCCTTGAAATCTTTGACTCTATCGGTCTGATCGGCATTGTCTCGTTCACCAAGGATGAGGCCATGCTGTCAATCGTAGACGTTGATGGCGGCGGTGAGATTGTGATCACCAGCCCGTTTGGTTCGGCGGCTCTCAAGGGTTGTCATGAAGTCCAGAATATCGGAGCGGTGGAAACCTACCAGCGCCGGTACTTGTGGGTGGCTGCAATGGAAATTGTCGAGCATGATGCCCTGGATGCCACAACCGGCAGAAAAGGCGATGGCCCGATCATTACCCCCCGTGGTGAAGTAAGTGTCGAGGACAAGCGCATGAGCGTTGTTGTTGACGTATCAGAAGCAATCAAAGAAAGGATGGAATCAGACGATTTAATTGGCGCATACGAAGAGTACATCGGCATCACTGATGGTGAAGAAAAGATTGCATTGTGGGGAATGCTTGACAGTAAAACCCGTAGTGCCCTGAAGAAACATGGCGAGAGCTTGAAAGGTAAATGATGGAGAAAAAAGCGTTTGATCCCACAAACCGTGGGACATTGGCAAGAAACGAAAAAAAAGAATCAGACACACATGCTGACTACAACGGTCAGTTAAACGTGAATGGAACTGAATACTGGCTTAACGGCTGGATCAAAAAAGGCAATGAAGGAAAGAATTTTCTTTCTTTGTCGATTAAACCAAAGGCTCCCGCAGCCCGTCAGAGTTCTGAGCCCACCCGAAAAGGTGGCGCTACCGGCTTTGATGACTTTGATAACTCAGCACCTTTTTGAGGGAAAAAATGACAGCAGCACAGCGTATTTATATTGTTGGACACGGCACAGAAGTTCGTCTGATCCGTGCCCCGCACAAAGCACAAGCATTGGCCCATGTGGCTCGTTCATTGATCAACGTCAAAGTGGCAACACAGGACGAATTGGTAACGGCTCTGGGGCGTGGTATTTCTGTTGAATCAGCAGTTGACCCAGCGCAAACAACTTTGGTAGAATAACCAACAGAGGGAAAGCGGATGCTGATACAGGGGATTGCGGATCGGCGGTCAGTCAGTGCAGCGAGTACCTCAATTTTTCAAGAGAACCTTTCAGGAGAAAACAATGAGTAAATTAGACGATATCCATTTTGGCGGCGTAGTTAAAAACTTTTTTGGCTTACCTATTTTCAATAGAGCCAGGAATTCTGACCCCGTGACCAGCCATCAGGCAGCAGATCAGGTCACAACCACTTCAAAACACTTCCAAATCATCCATCTAGCCCTCATTGAGCGTGGGCCTATGGGTAAGGATGAGATTGCCCATTTCACCGATCTGGAGCCCAATGCGGTGGCTCGTAGACTGCCTGAGCTTCAGAAGCTTGGTTTGGTTACTTTGACCGGCAAGACAGTTCAGTCAAATGCTGGCAGAAAGGAAAGACAATGGAAAGCCTGTTAAACATTGCAGCCCTGATCTTGATGTTGTCAGCCTCAATATTTGTTTTTATTTTGGTTGGCCTGTTTATTTTTATTTGTATTGAATTGATAAAGGATTGACATGAACCACTTTTCTTTTTTTTCACAGACATATTGGTGCGACAGCTTGAGCGAAGAGCTCGAGATCTGGTATGACAACATTGAACATGAGCCCGAAAACGGCATCAATTGGGAATTTGAATGGGAAGCTATGGACAGCCGTAACTTTGACCGTAAAGACGAAATGTCAGCCAAAGAATACAACGAGGTCGAAAAGGTAATCAGAGACTACATATCCGACCCCGTTAATCGGGACGATTAAGCAAATGCCCGTGTGCCCTGTTTGTCAATGATCAAAGCCATTGACCTTGGGGCACTGTCTTCAGTGTTGGGGATTGAAACATGCGTCCAGCGGTCGAATTCCCTGATCACTTGATCAAAGGGTAGGCCAGACTCAATGATGGCGGTCACCACCTCATCCGGTGTCATACCTGGCACACGAATATCGGCGGCACATCCACGGCGGTGTTGTGATTTGTCGCTGGAACCCACGGCACGGTTTACTTCAGCACACCTAAATGCACTATTTACCATAATTGGTTTTCCGCCTAACACTACCTTTACCTGTTCCAGAAAGTCAGCCAGCCGGTACAGGTTTGCCAGTTCATCAGCGTCCGGCATGTTGTCAAATTCACGGTGATCTGTGTGGGTAAGTTCTTCAAGGGTGAAATTAGGTGTGAGATTCATGGTTTTGCTTTCAAGGTTTGGAGGGCTTCGTTATAGAGGTTGACGCAGGTTGAGAGCTTTCTGATGGCGGCATCTCCTTCGCTGGCGATATCGAAAAGAGCTTTTCCAACTTCTGCACTAAGTTCGGCTGTGGGAGGTTCTGCGTCAACTCGGCTGGCAGCGGCGGGATCTGCGGTGGCGTGTACGGCGCACTCGGAGGCTTTGACAGCGACCCGCAGCCGCAAAGCACCACTGTCAAGATCACTGTTGCGCTTTTGTTGGATAAGCTTTGCATTTTGATTGGCTTTCATCAATTGGGTGGACTGAATGCTGACGGCGGCAACCAGTGCCTGTTCCTTGGTTCTGGCTTCCTCGTTCAAACCGGCAATAATTAATTTCTGCTTGTTTTGCTCAGAATGCACACCCTTGTAATAACCGGTGGAAGCAGCACCCCCCAGGGCAAAAATAAATCCCAATATCACCCACGGGTTAAAGATGCTCATGGCACTTCCGAATTATTTGCTGGCAGATTGGCGCTCAAAGGCTTGACCATTGGTTTTGGCAACTCATCATTGTCGGTGGCTTCTGCTTTGGCAACAGCCTTGGCAACCGCTTTGACACCGGATCTACCGGCAACACCACCAAGTACGCCTGAGACAAACACCATGATGGTGGAGATCTGCTGGGTGTATATCTTGTCGATGGGCGCAAGGCCGCTCATTGGCTGGGTCACGAAGCTTACAGAATAGAGAAACATTGCCATTGATCCCAAAAGGATCAGTACCAAAGAAACGATTACAAAGGCCCATACACGGGCTTCAATTTCATCAGGGCTAAGACGGGTGTGGGATGCCATTATTTCTTCTCCTGTTCGGGTTTAACAAGCATTTCAGGGCATGTGCCGGTGGCGGTGCAGATCGGCGGCTTGCATTCTGGATTGTTCCAGTTCTTTGGATCTTGGCAAGGGTATCTAAAATGGTCTTCGCACCCTGTCAAAAACAGGATTGTCATTAAAAGTATCAGGTTGTTTATCACGGGTCTTCCTCTCAAGACGTTTTTCTATTTTCTCTATTTTTTCCAGCATTCGCTTGGTTTCATTTTTGGTTTCCAAGATGTCAAGATAAAGAAATGCGCCCAAGGGCAACAGGAAAGCCACCAAAACAATTGCTGATATGTACCCCATTGCACCCATCATATGGTCTTCAGGTTGTTCAGGTAGAGGAGGAACAGCCACAGGTATGCGATAAGGATCATAGTCACTACGCTGATTCCCAGTTTTAACCGTTGGCTTGCCTCTCTTTGCTGACGTTGCCATCTTTTCCTCTCGGTCTTTGCCGCCAATGACAATCGTGCAGCTTCCTGCTCCGCACCTACAATTTCACGCATCTCAAACACCTTGCTGTACAGGGCTCCAAGCTCCTTGGGGGCGTTCCAAGTCATCGCCATCCTAATGTCCTCAACAAGCTTTTGCATCTGGTCTTGCGCCCTCACACGCTTAAGCGCCTCTTCCATCAGGTTGGCATTGGGATCATAGACATTTCTGGAGCGTTCTTCAGATTCCCTTATGTGGGCAGAAAGCTGCTCCTGAAGGTGGAAAAACTGAACAAGCTGGTCTACGACTTCGTTGAGGATTTGCTCTTCATCAACAGCAACGAACTTTTCTTTCTTTTTCGCCACAGGCTGGGGCGCGGCTGACTTGGGTTTACCGGCAAAGAACTGGACAAGCTTGGCAATAAACCCCTTGGCTTCTTTTCCAATTTGAACAACTTCATCAGCGGTCTTCTTTATTTCAACAAACTGGGTTTTTGCTTCACGGTACAAATCGCAGCCAGCTTGGATCTGCTTCACCAGACCCGCAGCCAACATGCAGATCGTTATCGGATCGATAACTAACTCTTATTGACAAACAAATGGATCAGGAAACCAGCAAGGGAACTCACGCCGGACATGATTGCCATACCAACCCAGATGCCCCCCTTGCCTTGATTGACCATTGCAATCAAACGCTCAACAGACTCTTCCATCTTGTCAATTTTTGATTCAAGATTTTCGACTTTTTGGGTCAATATGCCATAGGCAATAGGATCAATTTCAGCCATGATTTACCTTATTGTTTCAGTTGTAGTGGATCTGTCAGACTGCGAATCAACGAACCGCCGCCTTGACCAATTTCATTAGGACGCAATGATGGAGGAGGCACGGCTGTTAAATCAGTTCGCAAAGGAATGCGCCTGTCTTTACGAATATCTTTTGGAATGTCACTGTATTTGGGGCGTATTGTGACTTCCCGATATTTGTCATCCATTTCTTTGTGTGTAGCAAATGGTTTTCCATCGTTATATTGATCAATAAACGCTCTTGCGCCATCTACTCCATGCACAGTTGTAAGCCACGACATACCTTTGCCCCAGCCTTCAGGCAATTTCATTTTTGGTTTTGGCGGGGCTTTTGCTGGCGGCTGTTTTTCCGGCGTAGCAATTGGAGTTGCTGTTTCTTTTATGGCTTTTACTTGTTGTTCAAGTGTTGCTTTTGGAGCAGGAGTTTCAGTGGCTGTTTTCGCGGCAGTTTGAGTAGGCGCAGCTGGAGCATTAAGCGCCAAAGATGCAGTAGGTGGTTCCCATGCTTTTTTGGGAGTATTTACAGGAGGAGGATTGACAATTACTTCAGCCGCAGGAGTACTTGCTGAAATTTGCTTTAAATACGCATCACGCACCGGTTTGTTTATAGCTTGACGATCTAAAATTTGCTGATCTACTGCGCTTAACTTAGGCCCTTCAGGCGGTGGAGGTGGTGGAGGCGGGGGTTTAGTGTCTCCCATAGGAATATCACGGGTACGATCAATAGGTGGTACAGCTTGTTTATCAGAAATAAGAAATCTATCAACAAGCTTTTTAGCGCCATATACAGCCAAGCTTCCTAAAGCGGCAGTACCTCCACCCACTGCATATTTTTCTGCTGTGGACAGGTTGTTCCAAGCCGCTGAAGCAACATCAGGCAATGATTTAGAACCTACAGGTGGCGCTGTAATTGTGTTTACGGTTTCTCTTGCAGTTGAGGGTACAAGGGCGTAATTTTCTGCTTGGGCAGCAATGGACTTATCTTGTGCGCTCAAAGGGGGAGGAGCAGAACCAGTAACAGGCGCTGTCTGTTCAACAGGAGTGCCAAGACCATTAGCTTTTTCAAAGCTATCAAGTTCTTGATTAATTTGCTCAGGCGTAGCATATTCACCATGCTCCTTCTGAAGCATTTCAAATGCCGCCGCTCTATCGTATTTTTGAGGATCAGCCATTTACTTTTTACCTCCAAATGCATTTTTCAAGCTATCTTGTATAGATTTACTAGCTTGATCAGCTTTTTGTCTTGCGGTGGCAGCTTTTTCGTTTTCTCGTTTTTGTTTCAAAACTTTTTGCTGTTCATCTGAAGGAGGAATTGCTGGCGCTTTAAGCTCACCTTGAGTCATTGCAGGAAGATCTTTTTGCTCAACAGTAAGCGCACCAGTGACCGCTTGATTAGGCAACAACTCATTAGTAATGACAGGCGGCTGAGTGCGAATAATTTCTTTTGCTCTTTGATTGTATTTGTTGTTTAAATCTTGGTTTTGATTTGTGCCAACAAAAGCGCCTTCATAGCGACCAGGTTCAGGTGTAAATGATTTGTCGTTCCCTGTTTCAAATTCGTAATTTTTCTTTCTGAAATCATAAAACGATCTCATTTGCTCGTAGGCTTTTTGCGTTTGCAATGAATGCAATAGCAAGCGATTTGGTTGATCTGCAATGTCAAGTTTGCTGGTTGGCAATTCAATAAAGCCAGGAATTTTGTCGGCATTTGTAGCAAATGCTTTTTGGTTTTCTTCCTCAAGATCAAAATAAAGCTTAACAGCAGCAAGCCCAGCAGGGCCAAGACCTTGCGCTAGCATTTGTTCTGCCAAATTTTGTTTGGTGGTTTGGAATGTTTTTTCGACATTTGCACTATTGGTTTGAGATTTCAACAAATTCTTTAATGTGTCTGCACTAAATCTATTTCCAGCCGAATCTTTCCAAGTGTTGTTGCCTTCAAATGTCAAAGCACCTTTAACTCCACCGCCTAAACTTTTTGCATCTTCAGCACTAATCTGTTCTCCTACACCAATGTTTGCTTGGTTGACAAATTGCAACATCCTATTTAGATTTTGCGTCATGCCAATTGAGCCTGTTGTATAGCTAGACAAAACTTGTTGTTGTGCAGGAGTAAACCCTTTAAAAATAGGGTATAGATCTTCTTGGCGCTTTGCGCGTTGAGCTGCTGCGTCTAATACACCAAGTGCTTTGCTGTTATTTTCTGAAGCAGTTGCAAATGCGGCAGTGTTCTTTTCAATGTTTTTCTTTTGAATATCTCTAGAAAGAGTATGTTCAAGCGCACGGCTTCCACCATTTGCCAAATATTCTGCGTATGGAATTAAATTGTGCGATGCGTCATAAACAGAGTCAACCTGTCCAAGGTCATTTCTGTTGACAAGCATAATTTTGCCTTTGTCATCAAACTCAGTAAAAGTTTTTACATTTCCACCGGTAATAGACATGACTGCGCCAGCTTTATCGCCAAGCAAGAATTTAACAAGAGCATCGCCAATTCTTGGGTTGTCAGCAATAGTTTCATATCCAGCGGCACGGGCTTTATCTCGGTCGCTTAATGTTTCTGCAACCTTTTGAAATTGTTGTCTTCCTTCTCGCTGAGACAAATCAATAGCGCCAATAGCACTAATTAGTTTGCCACGTTTTTCAAGTTTATCTGCTGCGTTACCAGCGGCATCTGCCACCAATGTGTCAGGATGCGTTTCTTGCAACTTTCTAAACGATGGTGCATCTCTGTTGGCGGCGGCGTTGTCAAAAACATTAACAGGATCGGAGTCTAATGACACAGCATCATCTACCGGCTGCGTATTTAAACTAACGGATCTTTCAACAGAACCATCAGCAGAAGTTAATGCGGCAGGGCCAGGAGGCGGTACGGGCGCAGCAAGATTAGGAGGTGCAATAGGAGTTTCAACCATGATTTATCCAATCAAACAAAATGTGTTAGCACTGCTAAATTAATCATTACCCAGGCAGTCCAAAAAGCATGGGAAGAACTTTCATAGCAATTTGAGAAATGTCAACACCTCCACTGCGAGTACCATTTTGTGGCTGTCCATTATTTGGAGGAATCGCAGCCGTAGATGCCCTTTCCAAAGCAGCATTTGAATCTGCTTGCTGTGCAGCATTGTTTAATGGATTGGGAGTAACTCCACTATCTGTCATGCTTGATTTAAAAACACTATCAACATCTTTGTTTGGATCGCTTACGGGTTGAATTTGTTCAGCCGGTGCAGGACTTCCAGGTTGCCATGACTTTAAATCAGCAGCACCTTGCTCAAGCATGCTTTGTCTTTGCTCATTAGTCATGCCATCTTGACCAGTTGATGTTGGCGGTACAGCAGTTGGTTGTGCCGTTGAAGGCGCAGGAGCAGATCCTGTAATAGCGTTGCCCAAAGCTTTTGTAGGGTTAGAAAAAAACCCGCCCATATTGGCTTTATCAACAGCACCTGATTTGATCAAACCATAGGCAAGCCCAGCGGCTGGAAGCAACTTTACAAGTTCGTTTACAGGGCCACCTTTAGTAAATCGTGCTTCACCACCAAACATCCCCATTCCTGCGCCATCAAATGCTGTTGCCATGATTGATCCTTACATTCCGATTCCGCTGGTCTTGGAGGAACCTCTTTGGGTTGTTCCTTGAGTGCCAGTAAACACAGGTGTTGTATTTGCTTGAGGGATACCGTAAACCACTGAAGCGTATTTGCTGTACACATCCTGTGGAGCGCCAGCCAATCCCACACGGGCAGCAGCAGCTTGTTGTGCGGCAGACAGTCCTTGACCACCAAACTGAGCCAGTTGATTTGCGGCAGCGGCACGGTTGGCCTCCACGCCAGCAGAGGCGGCGGCAGCAGCGGTCGCTTGACGCTGTTCACCCAGTTGACGTAGGTTGGTATCAGCCAAAGCCATACGAGCGCCTCCAAGGCCACCAGCACCGCCGTACATGGCATTTTGCCCAGCCAACTGCTCACGGGTGGCTTCTCGACCGGCTTGCAGGGCTCCTTGAACTTGCTGTTCTTTGTACTGTGGGCCAAACAAGGATGCCAAACCGGTTAAGCCGGTTGCCAGCGCACCAGTACCGGCAACTTCTTGCAAAGCACCGGTTCGAGCGGCAACATCAGATGCCCCGCCAGCAGCTTTTGTGACGGCTGGCATAACCTCACCCATGACATTACCAGCGCCACTTACCGTATTTGAATAAGCAGGAAATGCTGTGCCTTTAAGAAAATCAGTTTGTGCCCTGAGCAGATCTC